AAGCTACCGGAGTATACGATATACACCTGCGTAAAAAACGGCCAAGAATGGATAACCGATACGCTGGCTTCAATGCCTACCGAACCGGAGTATGAGCATATAATAGTAGACGATGGATCGACAGACCAGACGCTTAATACGATATTAAAGCACAGACCGAAGAAATACAGGATAATAGTAAACGAAGAAAACCTGGGACTGGCATCATCTTCAAATATAGCGATATCGAAAGCCAGAGGGAAATACGTAATGCGAATAGACTGCGACGATTTAATAAAACCGAACGCGATTGAGATTATGAGGAAGAAACTGGATGAAACAGGGGCAATGATATGCTACGCGAATTACGATGAAATAGACACAAAGAAAAAAGTAACCAAGAAAAACATAGATGCGCAGGAGAACCATCATATAGGGTGTGCCCTTGTAAATAAACGATGGCTTAACGAAATAAGGTTTAAGGAAGGTATAAAGCACTGGGACGGCCTAGAAGTATACTCCAGGGTTAAGGACCGTTTTCCGATAGCTTACGCAGGCGAATCCCTGTGGTATTATAGGGTACATAGTAAAAGCATGAGCAGGACAAACCTAAAAGAAAGAGCGAAATGTAAACCGGCACTAAAATGAATTACGGAGTAACATATTCAACCGAAGAACTTATAGGTCTATGTAAAACACCGAAGAAAAATATTTACGCTACCATAGAAAAGATAGGCATAAACCAATCGATGGAATGGCGCAGGGCGATACAGGTATCTCTGGCCATACACAAGAAAGACCTGGACGAATATACGCAAATGGAAGTCGTAGTCATAACGATGTTTATAGAGAGGGTATGCCGGCCGTATATATGGCGGAAGCATTATATGATGATCCGGCATAAATATCCTATGATAACCAGGCAGAAATGCAAGAATCTGGCAAACGATAAGACGGAAAAAACTATAAGGAAATACAGTTACTGAGATGAACTTAACACAAAAAACATACAGTCTAAGAGATTTAATATTCATAGTAATGTTTTTATCGGGAATTATAACCGGGATATTCAAGGCCTATGATTATGCCATGACTAAGATAAGGGAAATCGAGCAGAATACGGAGCGCATACTGAAGCTGGCAGATGCAGTTCAAGACAATAGCAATGATATACAAGAGAATACAGATAAGGACAAGCAAATAAGGGCAAAGGTCCTAGGAATAGAGGAAGGCTTGAAAGTAAACGATAAGCCGAAAAAAAAGAAAAAGAGATTTTTATTTTTTTAATATGTCAATAAAGATATTCATTAAAACAGATAATGTAAAGATAATCCTGGCAAAAAAGAATATAGATCTATCTTGTTTTGCTGAGAGAGTGGGAGTTCACAGGAGCACAATATCCATGTGGTTTGCTCATCAGAAATGCCCTAGCGCAGAATCACGCAGGAAGATTCATGAGGTATTAGGTAAGACCAGGAGATGGGATAATTTATTTCAGATACATATGTCAACAATAACCTCGGAGGTAACTGATGAATAAGGTAAAGGATATGATAATAATAGCCGGCAACTGCCTTATGACCGATGATGAGGATAAAAAGATATCGGTCAGGACAGCAAGCCTGCTCAAAGACCGCAATCTCGCGAGTGCATACAGATGCAAAATATGGGGTGGTGGAACGACTCCTGAAAAGTACCAGCCCGGGATAAGGAACAATGGCATACCATACTTAAAACAGATTAACGAGCTCCTCCTACCGGCAGGGACAGAGGTCCAGAGTTATTCGCATATTAACGTAGCAAGGAACCTATCATTTATATGGGTAGGAGCAAGGAACTGCCAGAACTATGAGCTATTGAATGGATTAAGGATCTACCAGGGAGAGATATTAATTAAGCGAGGGTTCGGGATTACAATAAAGGAGACAATCGGGATATATGACATAATGAAAAAAATAATAGGAAAAGATGTCTATATAATAGAACGTGGGGTCAATGTATTTGACCGGCAGGATGATTCCAGATGGAGCCCAGATCTGAAAGGTATAATACAATTGAAATTTTCAAGGCCGGATATATTCGAGCGATTATTTGTGGACTGTTCTCATTCGGTAGGCAGGAAAGAATATATCCTAGATACATATAAGGCATTCAAGGCAATAGGGGTAAAGAATTTCATGTTTGAATGCAGTGTAGAGCCGGAGAAATCAAAGACAGATCGGAATCAAATATTAAATATAGATGAACTCGAGGTAATATTAAATGCGTAGACAGAAATGCAAAGACTGTTATCATTACAGGGATAATTATAATTTAAGTAGACATTATCGGCAACGGTCAGGAAATTGCTTCAAAAAAGTAAGGACCCGATTCATGGTATACGCGAAACAGGCTAGATGCAAGGATTTTAAGAGATTCATGCCTATAAGGATTATTAAGAAAAATATAATCCAGCGAATATGGGACTGGATAAAAAAAATATTCAAAAAAGGAGGTAGTAAATGAGATGCTGGATATGTGATAAGGACACATGGCATTATAGGAAAGATCTGAACCCTGAGAAAGAGGTAGGAATCTGTAAAGAATGTGGTAATGTGCAGATGAAGATAGCTGATAATGAGGAGGCTCAAATCAAGGAGTTCTACCGCAAGAAATACCGGGGAGAGCCGAAATCAGTAAATATAACAACAACCACAACAAAGCTGAATTATATCAAGATATTCATGAAAGACTGGCTTAAGGATAAAAAGGGAATGAAAGTAGCTGATATCGGAGCTGCAACCGGGTATTTATGTGATTGGTTCAGGAGGCTGGGACATCAGGTAACCGGAACAGAGCTGACCCTATCATTCCGCAGATTCAGCGAGCATTTTTACGGTATACCGCTTACAGAGGAAATAACGGAAAAACACAGGTACGATTTGATTATATTCTACCATACGCTTGAGCATATGTGCGATCCGGATAAGAAACTTAAAAAGCATATAGACCTATTGGCGGAAGGCGGCCATATGTTTATATCGGTACCGGAGTGGTTTTACATGCTGGAGAACCTATCGGCGATCGGTAACCTTACGACGGACAATTATTTTCATAAGAACCACCTATACAGCTGTAGCAGGAAATCGATGCAGAACCTACTGAGAAAATGCGGCCTGGAGATAGTAAAAGAGGATTACTTTACCTACGGCCAGACCTACCTCGTAAAGAAAACCACGAAAGAGCTTGAAAGCATAGAAAAAGAGGACTGGCAGAAGGTTAACGCCGATATAGACAAGATTAAAAGAGCGATCGAGCACTGGCAGAACAACAGGCTCAAGGAAGCTATAAACGAATGGTACAATTTTCCAGACGCGCATATGAAACTGATATTTGACGTATACAAGAAGGACCCAGAAAGGCAGCAATACGTATTTGACGAACTGTTTAAGAAGATACCGGAGAATAAAAAATGTAGCCTCGGTTACGCTACCTGGTTATACCAGAACCAGCGGTACGAAGAAGCCCTTACGAAATTCCAGAAGGTAATAGACTACGCTCCCCACGCAGACGTACTGGTATATACGGCGTGGTGCCTGGAACGACTCGGCGATTTTCCGCAAGCAATGCACGTTTTCGACATGGCCCAGAAGATGGACCCAGCGAAATGGCTGGAATGTATAAACTGGATTTGTCACTGCGCCTGCCGGATGCCGGCCTGGGATGAGAGAGCGAAAGACAGCTTGAAGGACCATTTATTAAAACAGCAGAAAGGGAACATCCAGTACAGTGGGGATTTGATAGGGAATAAGAAAGAGAGGTGAGTGAGGATGAAAAAATACACACAAAAAGATTTTGACCGGTTTGAAATTGTTGACGGGGTTACACAGTGTCCTTCGGGGGATTATACAGACATAAGAGAATTCCCTTCTTACTGTAGTTTCGGGGAGCAGTGTAGTTTCGGGGAGAGTTGTAGTTTCGGGAATAAATGCAAAGCTGATAGTATATATTGGGATAAATACTACATACCTGATAATTTGGAAGTAGAAGGTATGATATATCCATCAGGATTTACTCGTTTATATTGGATAGAAAGATTTAGTGATATTCCCGCCCTAAAGAAAGCCATAGAGATTGGTAAGTGTTATGACGATTTATTACCTGTTGCTAGGAAATATAAGAAAAAAATTCTGAAAATGAAACTGATGTCGTGGGAAAAGTGGATATTAAATAGCTGGTTAAAGAAAGGTGGTTGATATGCCGAAAAAGAAACGGAAGAAACACAAACCATTGGTGTTGTATAAAAATTCAAAACCCTATAGTGATATAACAAATAGGTCGCTTGATATATTAAGAGAAATACCTAAAAACGGGACAATCGTATTTTATGAAAGGAGGTCTAATGCCAGATAAAATCAAAGGAGGTGTTATTATGAACAAAATAAAAATACCGGTAATGGTAATGGCGGATATTGTATCGGATATAACAGACGTAATCAACCCGAACGTCCCCGATGTGTATACAAGATTAAAGATGATACCGTTAATATCAAGAGCACTATATAAACATTTGGAGGTAATACCAGATGAAAACTATCCGAAAGAGTCGTAAAATATTAAAACCATATTATCGTGTGTTTGTAGAAAAGCTGGAGTATAACCGTAAAACAGGTAGAACGGATAGGATAGCAGAAACTGTTGGAATATCTATATTGTCAAACAAAAAGAATTTAACATCAGAAAAAATATTGGATAGGATAGAGAAGGCACTGAAATGAGTGGAACAGAATTTCTTGAAATAGTTAGAGTATTGGGAATATTTTTCTTTTACATTATCAGTGTGGGGTTATGTATCAAAATACTGGAATGGATTAGCAAATAATGTTTGACACAATTTATTATTACGTCTGTTTTGATTGCGGTTATAAATGGGAAACGAACTGGTATGAACAAGATGCACCAGTTTATTGTCCAATATGTCATAGCGAAAACACAGAAATGGAGAGGAAAAATGAAAGAGGATAAAATCAGCAGGGAACAGGCGAGGGAATTTGCTAATAAAATAATAAGCCGATATGAAGATTTAAAATATTTTGGTATCAATAATTTTAAAGATATAAAAATTATGATAGAAAAAACTATTGACGAGTTAGGGTTTAAGGAGGGGAAAAAGTGAAAAGAAAATGCGTGCATTGCGGAACAGAGGTAATCACGGAAGCATTAAGAAATGACGAGGGCGATATTGATAGATGCCCGAAATGTAACGATGAGGTTGAAACAGTTTGCAAATCAAACAAGAAATCCCGCCCCACCAGAGAACAGGCGAGGGAAGTATTAAAAGAAGTTTGGAAAGTTGCAAGAGAAACAGAAAGGGAAAATGTCAGATACTTTGCTAATAATACAGGGATTCCGACATCAAGATTTATCCCGAACAACATTAAGAACATAAAACCCAAAACGATAGACAAAGCCCTAGACGACCTAGGGATAAAGGATTAGGGGGAACAATGGGAAAATATACAAGAATAGGAATATTTGAGAATGAAGATTATGCTAGAGATATATTATATCAAAGATATGGTGGGTATGGTTATCTAGCAGTCAATAAAGAAAACCCAAATAAAACCGATTTATTTATAGATAATTCGGTAAAAATTAAATATTCCATGTTTGATAAAGTTTCAAAAGGGATATAGTCAAATAACAGTCAAATAAAAAAAGGAGGCATTATGCAAGAAATAAGGAAGGATGGAACAGAAAAGATTACTAAAAATGTAAAACAGGAACAAATTTTTGAAGCATTAAAGAATCCTGAAAATAAAACTATTATCATTCATAAGGAAGGCTCTGTGATGAAAACAGTTGAAGGAAAAGAATTTACACTTGGTAAAGACGGGAAGTTTCATAAACACCCTGCAATAAAATAAATTTATGGGAGAATAACAATGAAAAAGAATAGGGTGGATGTACCAGGTTTAATATTAAAGTTAAAATGGTTTCTAAATGATATTTGTATTTGTTGTAAAGAATCTCCGTCTAAATGTATGCCTACTACCTGTAGTATAATGGCATATAAATTAGCAAAATATATTGAGCAAAGAGATAAAAAAATATTAGCAGATGAGAGGAAGAAGGTGCTGGTGGAGGTTAGGGAAGGGATAGGGAAATTCAAGTATTACATAGATGATTATGCGATAGGTTATAACGCAGCATTGAAAGAAATTAACCAGATACTCAAGGAAATGGAGGGGTAATGACAAGTAAAACATTATGTTGTGATGCAAAGATAAGATACAATGCGTTTGATGAAACCTTGGTTTGTAGCAAATGCGGTATTAAAATTACTGGCACGAAAGAAGAATATTTTGAATTAAAAATCCGAGCAGACGAGAGGAGGAAGTTAAGAGGTGCCTGTGAATGGAAGGGCAACGAAGAAAATAACTATGAAACATCTTGCGGTGAATTATACTGTATTATAAGTGGAACACCGAAGGAAAATAAAATGAAGTATTGTTGTTATTGTGGTAAGATACTCAAGGAAATGGAGGGGTGATGCAAAGAGAGATAAAATTTAGAGCGTGGGTAAAACTTGAAAGACAAATGCTTTATAGGGGTATTTTTGATAGAAATTGGTATGCGACACCTAAAAATGATGAGGGTGGTTGTCATTGTGTTAGAGGAATCCACCCAGATGATAGAAATGAATTGATTCTTATGCAATACACAGGGTTGAAAGACAGGAGCGGGAAAGAGATATACGAGGGGGATATAATACGCTATAACTACCATCACGATGATAATGATACGGATTTTATAGGTGAAGTTATATATGATATTAGAAAATTTGATAAAGGCGAGCTTGATTCGTTTCACGTTGGATTTATTTTGAAAGGTATAGATATTGATAAAAGTTATTGGTATACAGATATGCCAAATCTAAAAGACACAGAAGTAATCGGCAACATCTACGAGAATCCTGAACTTTTGAAGGAGGACAAATGACCGAGAAAGAATTGAAAGAAAAGATTGATAAAGCTATTCATAAGTTAATGACTGAATGTGAAGCTAACCATAGTTTATGGGAAAAGAATGAAATTTCTGATGAAGATTATGAAAATAATTATCAAAGACTTAAACGACATTTTAATGAAGTTTTTATTTGCTATTGCCGAGAATACTTTGGGAAGGAAGCTATGGAATGTGTCATTCCTGAATTTATAAAAGGTGAATGTAATTGTGGTGAGAATTATAGAATAGGAGTTAATGATTGTAGAAGTTGGATAGAAGATAACATCAAGCAGAAATTCAATTTGAAGGATGAAAATGCAAAACCTGAAATTACACCAATTCCAGATATTCGTGGTATGTAATAAATGAGGAAAACCATGCATACCAAATAGCAGGAAAATACCAGAAAAATGAAAAAAAAGAGTCATTCAAAGAACTCAAAAACTCACGCACTGGCAAAGCCCCATGTGTTCGAAATATTCGTGGAATGGATATCGACGTTTGAACCTTTAAGAGAACCGCCGACACAACAGGAGTTTTCAGAACTGCACGCCGTCTCGCAGCACACTTTGAGCGTATGGAAGCAGAGGCCCGAATTCTGGGACAAGGTGAAAGAGAAATGGAAGGCCTGGGGACTGGAGCGCACAAAGAACGTGATGGAAAAATTTTACAGGCGAGTGATACAAAGCGGCGACTCCCAGGACATCAAGCTATGGTTTCAATATTTCCTGGACTGGACAGAGAAGCATAAGATGGATGTGGACGTAAAGAAGTTATCGGTCCACAAAATCTTAATAGATATAAACAAAAAAATAGAGAGTGGCGATGATCTCAAAGAAATTCCGACTGAAATTGCAGAGGATGCAGAGCTTGTACAAGATCAAGGACAAGCAAAAGCGGATAATAAACCTAAAATTTAACGACGCCCAGTGGCAGATCGTCAAGGACATCGCACACCAGAACCCTATCAGACACTTTGCAATCAAGACAAGGCAGATAGGGATTTCAACATTCTGGCTGCTGTGGTGGCTCGATGAGGCCATATTTGAGGAGAACGTGAATTGCGGCATCCTGGCCCACAAATGGGACTCACTCGTCCACCTCTGGTCCATAATAGAGCTCGCCTATCGATCCTTCCCAGAGCAACTTGAACTCAAGCAGGAATCAGCCAGGGCACTGGAGTTTGTTCATAACAACAGCAAGATATTCGTCTCGCTTTCGATCAGGTCGACAGCAGTGCATAACCTGCATATCTCCGAATGGTGTCTCTGCAAGGATGAGGAGGTCAAGGCCAGTATGGGAGCGACGTCGAAATACACGAACATATCCGGTGAATCCACAGGCAATGGTATAGGTAACGACGGATACGAGACCTACCAGGACGCACGTATGGGTAACAACGAATTCACGCCGAGATTTATAGCCTGGTTTCTGCATAACGAATACACGCTACCGCTTAAAGATATGAGTGAGGCCAGCATAATGAGAGGGTTAAGCGAAGAAGAGCGGAGACTACAGAAGCTGATGAAGAGGGATTACAACCAGGACATACAGCCAGGACAGGTCCTATTCCGCAGGCAGATGAAACGCAAACTTAAGAATATGTTTCCATCAGAATATCCGGAGACAGAGGAAGATGCATTTATAACAAGCGGCGAACATTTTTTTAATTTAAAAAAAATAATAGAGCTATCAAAGGAAGCAAAGGAATGGATAGACAAAGAAAACTATTACGAACGCGGAGACGACTACATATGCTTCGAAGAGCCGAACAAAAGAGACGTATTTGTGGCAGGAGCAGATACATCGGAAGGATCGAACGACAATTCCGCGCTTAAAATAATAAACGTAACAAAAAGAAGAGAGGCGTTTACATACAAAGCTAAATGCGGCTATAAAAAATTTTACAAGATATGCGACCACTGGTGCAGGAAGTATAATAACGCTCTTCTGGCAGTAGAGGACAACAACACCGGCCATGCGGTACTGCTGGGCCTGGAAGAAAACTGTAAATACCCGAACCTATACCAAGAGTCAAACGTAACGCGAATTATTAAAGACAGCAAGAAAATTAAGACAAAATTAGGGTGGCATACAGACAAGTTCAGCCGACCGGCAATGCTAGCAGATTTAAGGCTGGGTATCGAGGATGACGAAGATGTAGAAATAACCGATTTTTTACCTGAAATAACCTTTTATGATACGCACTTATTTACAGAATTGTATAACTTTGTTAGAATAAGTAAGGATAGATATGAAGCACTCGAAGGCAAGACAGATGACACGATATTCGCAACGGCAATAGCTTTTCAATTATATTTAAAAAATAAAACAACCAAATCTACAATCAAGACTACAGAAAAAGGAGTCTTAATTGGCAAACAAAGAGAAGCAAAAGTCTGACAAGCCGCAAAAAGTACCGTTTATAGGATCGAGAGCACAAGCCGAGACAGAACTCAGATCGCCGTACTGGGGCCTGTCTTATAACTTTCCATGGAACCCAGACCCACTATGCCAAGGCAACAATTACGACATATACGATGAGATGATAGATGACGATCAGGTAAAGAGCGCTATATCTATTAAAAAAGATATGGTAGTAAACACCGGCTGGAAGATAGAAGGAGAAAACGAAGAGGTAAACGAATTCATATCCCAGGTATTCAAGCACGTAAACGAAACGACTGGCATGGACTCGACATTTGACGATGTATTAAGAGACATACTATCGGCCTACGAATACGGCTTTTCAATAACAGAGCCGGTATACAAACTAGAGAACGGCAAGTACGTATACAAGTCGATGAGGACACGTGCGCCGCACGCTTTTAAATTTTTTATGGATAAGCATGGAGCGGTAACAGGGATAACGCAGTCGACACAGCAGACAGAGAAGCCGTTCGAGCCTTCAACGTTTTTACACCACGTCTATCAGATGCAATTCGGCAATCCCTACGGCAAGGCCGATCTAAGAGCAGCCTACTCAGCCTGGAAAACAAAGAAATTTTTTATGAGGTTTTTCGCTATATACGTAGAACGATACGCCGCAGGTACGGTCGTAGCGAAGTACCCGAAGAATTACACGCCAGAAGAAATAGACAGACTACATACCATAATAAAATCAATACAGAACGCAACAACGCTGGCAGTACCGGACGACATGGTACTGGATATACTACAGAACCAGCGCGATGCAAGCGACGTATATTTAAAAGGCTTGGATTACCTGAACATGCAGATAGCCAGGAGTATACTAGTACCGGACCTACTGGGGCTGGGAGGAACGGAGACAAAATCGGGATCGTTTGCGCTGGGTAAAGAACAGGTTAAGGTATTCCTGGGAACGATAAAGAAGGACAGAGAGAGCCTGGCGAAGAAGATAACGATGAAGCTGGTACGGC